GTATGATATTCAAGGTAATGAACCAAATCTCTCAAATTATTTCCGTGTTGAGGTAAGCGCCAAGGTTGAGAACGGTGCCGCTCAAGGACTTGCTCCATTTGGTTTCCTTGGACCTGTTCGTCCAAAAGGCTTCTCAATCATGAGCGGCTCCACAGATGCTGTTGCTTTTGCATCAAGTTCAAATGCAGACTTATTTGCTAATGCATACGCAGACAACATAGCACCATATGGACCTGACAACGGCGAGTTTGTCGTAGTTCCAGTAGATTATAGTGCTTCTTTCCGTTTTCCTTCTGTTGCTCTTCGCAATGAAGGTTCTGAGGGCAATCCAGTTGATCAATTCGAAGTATACTACGGAATCCGTCCAAAAACCGCTGCTAGCTCTACAAGAAACGATGCTGGTTACGGAGATTACCTCCGCAGACTCCCAGTAGATGTTGATAATTATCTTCCCGGTAGCGACTACGAATACTCTTTCGCTTTCTCTTTGGATGATTTAATTGTTAATTCAAGCGAAAGAACTGCTTCCTATAGTGCTGGTTCTCGTGTTGCTGGTACATCAAGAACTGCAACCTCTGGTGCTGCCGATCTTCTTGAACTTGATGTTCAGCAGTTTGTTATGCCAATCTGGGGTGGATTTGATGGACTTGACATCACTGAAAAAGAGCCATTTAGAAACAATGGTATCCTTGACAGTGCAACCTATACCGCTCAGTCAAACAATGCTCCTCTTTATTCTACATTTAAGGCAATTGACTCTATTCGTGATAACGAACAAATAATCGCTAACACAATTTCAATGCCCGGAGCTACTGCTGACCGAGTAACCGATAAACTTATCTCAATTGCTGAGACTAGAAAAGACCTTCTCGCAGTTATTGACCTCGAAGGTGGTTATGTTCCAGCAACCGAAGACAGTTCTGTTACTATTGGTTCTGTTACCAGTGTTATTAGCAATACTAAAGGAAGAAGATTTAATACAAGCTATGCTTGTGCATTCTACCCTTGGGTTCAGTTGAATGCAAATACTGGTGTCGAGTCTGGAAAGCTTTGGGCTCCTCCTTCAGTCGCTGCTATTGGTGCTTTTGCTAAGTCTGCTGCTCAATCTGAACTTTGGTTTGCTCCTGCTGGATTTACACGTGGAGGACTTAGTCCTCTTGGCGGTACCGGTGGCCCATCTGTTGTGAATGTTGATGGAACTCTCTCTGCGAAACAAAGAGATAAACTATACCAAATCAACATCAATCCAATCGCTTCATTCCCCGGCGAAGGCATTGTTGTCTTTGGTCAGAAGACGCTTCAAGCGACTCCATCTGCTCTCGATAGAATTAATGTTCGTAGATTGCTTATCTACCTTAAGCACGAACTATCAAAGATTTCACGAAGCCTATTGTTTGAACCAAATGTTAATGCAACATGGCTTAGATTCAGCACACAAGCTAACACCCTTCTTTCTCAAGTTAAGGCTAGCTTTGGTGTTACCGAATACAAAGTTGTTCTTGATGAATCAACTACAACTGCCGACTTGATTGATCGCAACATTCTATACGCAAAGGTTTACATTAAGCCTACCAGAGCTATTGAATACATTGTTGTTGATCTCGTTGTCACCAATACTGGTGCAGAATTCGTATAACGATATAATTATTATAAATAGGAGATTAAATCAATGGCTTTCTGGTCTGAACAATATAATGCACAATCTAAAGATCCAAAAAGAGGTTTTAAATTCAAAGTAACCATTATTGGTCTTAACGGTGGGGACGTCGTTTGGTTTGCAAAGAAAATCGCTAAACCCTCATTCTCTGTGACAACAGCAGAACATCATTACCTTGGACATAAATTCTATTTTCCAAGTCGTGTTGAGTGGGATGCAGTTTCAATGACTTTGGTTGACCCAGTATCTCCGGGTGCTGTCGCTCAAACAAATGCTATTATCTCTGCTGCTGGTTATCAAGTTCCCGGATCTCCAACAGATCTCGAGACCATGTCAAAAGGAAAATCTGCTGCGGCTCTTGAGCGCGTTCAGATTGAACAAATTGATGCTAACGGTGATGTTATTGAAGCTTGGGATCTTAAGAATCCATTCGTTACAAAAGTTGGTCTAAGTGAGTTGAGTTATGATTCTGACGATCTTTCTGAGATTGAATTGGAATTCCGTTTTGACTGGGCTGTTTGTACAATTGGTGCAACCGCAGAAGGCGCACAGCCACATAACAACCAACTCGGTACAGTCGCAGATCCTAAAACATTCTTCGATAACTAATAATGTCTTGGTGGACTCTTTCTAAACTTCATCCAAAAACCAAATCCCGTTTCATCGTTCAGTTTGGAACGGGATTATATCTTCCTAATGTTAAAACAATAACTAAGCCATCGGTTGAGGTTGCTACAAAAGAGTACCGCTTAATGAATCATTTCTTTAATTATCCGGGCTTGGTTAAATGGCAACCAATTAAGATTACCTTTGTTGATATGAATGGTACCGGAGACCAATTTGACACATCTCAAATGCTTTACGAAATGTTAACAAACTCTGGTTATATTCATCCAACTGTTGATGCACATGGTTTAGGCAAATTTGCAACAGGCTCTGCGACGCAAAGCCCAATTTCAACACCAGAAAAAGCATCAACAATTGCGAACTCATTTGGAGATGGATTGTGGTCAGCAACAAACTACTCTCCAGAAACACCAAATACTGATAACAGAACAATTAGAATTCAACAAATAGACTTTGGCAAAACAGATAGACAAGGCAACACAACATCTAAAGTAATAGAACAATGGGAATTGGTTAATCCCTTAATAACAAATATATCATGGGGTGAGTTAGATTACAGTGCTGACGATCTGATAGAATGCACTTTAGATATTAAATATGATTGGGCTGAATACACTAAAGACGCTGGTGAACCTATCATATCAAGTAATTATCAAGATTTCTCAAAATAAACAGCGAGGTGAAATTTGAGTAGAAACAATGAAGAAAGATTTGGAGCCAGAGGCGATGCAGGTTCCGAATCCCCAGCAGCAGCGCTGCCAAACCCACTAGATTTTGTATCGCCAACAGAACACGTTGAACTTCCATCTCAAGGGCGAGGCTATCCTCAAGGACATCCTCTACATAATCAAGAAACAATTGAGATTAAATATATGACGGCAAAAGAAGAAGATATCCTTTCTTCTCGCTCTCTTTTAAAGAAAGGGATTGCAATTGAAAGATTGATTGAGTCTGTTATCTGCAACAAGAATATCTCAGCTAAGGAACTCCTTGTTGGAGACAGAAACGCAATCCTTATTGCAGCCCGTAGTTCAGCATATGGTAATATATATGCAACGAAGGTAACATGCCCTAATTGCCAAACCGTATCTCCTTATGAATTTGATTTAAATGAATCAAAGACATATGAAGGAGATGACTTTGAAGAACACAAAATTCAAATCACGACACGTGGGCTGTTTAAAGTTACTCTTCCATTAACAAAGTTTGAAGTTGAATTCCGTTTGCTTCGAGGACAAGATGAAATAGATATTGTCAAAAGTATGCAAAAGCATGCAAAGAACAATATGACAGAACAAAATATTACAGAACAGCTTAAAAAGTTTATTGTTGCAGTTAATGGATATGATGAACCAAAAGTGATCAACCATGTTGTAAAGAATATGACTGCTGCTGATTCAATCTTTTTGAGAGGCGCATATAAAAAGTGTTCTCCCGATATTAAAATCTCTGAAGATTTTGCTTGTCCTTCTTGCGGCTTTGAGCAGGAATTGGAGGTGCCTTTCGGGGCGGACTTTTTTTGGCCTGACCGATGAGTATATGCAAAATGTTTATGAGCAATTCTTTACTCTAAAACATTATGGCTCTTGGTCTTTGATTGAATTGTATAATCTTCCTGTTGGTCTCCGCAAATGGTGGCTTGAAAGAACAATCAAAGAATATGAAAAAGAAAAAGAGCAACAAGAAAAAGCTATGAGTAAATCAAGACGTTAATGCTCCTATGGAGCATTTTTGTTTATGATCTAATTATTGTATGAGGGATTCGCTATGATCGTTATTGATTTAACAAAGAAAAAACAACTTAATGAAAGTTGGTTAAGAATGATTGGTTCTTGGTCAAAGACTCTTTTAAGACAAATGTTTGGCAAAGACTTTGCTCTCAATATGACTCTTAATGAAGAAGACGCTGATAATAAGCTTAAGTTTATCATCCGAGGAGAAGCGGAGGATATCAAAGCATATGCTGACGCTTTGTTCATGGAAAAAGAATATCTTGAGGTGTATGCGCAGTTTGGAAAAGATCATCCAATGACCAATAAACAGCGTGGCCTTCTTGATCAAGCAGTTCAAAAATTTCAAAATAAGACCGGTATTCGCTGGCCTTTTACTGACGAGGAATAATAAATGGCTGGTGAGGGCGAAGGTGGACAAGGATTACAGAGTCTAACTGAAGAACAATTGGCTACACTCGATACTTCTTTAAAGAAAGCAATCGAGTATGAAAAGAAGATGCAGGAGATTTATAATGCTACTGCTAACTACAGCGATGCTCTCAATTCTGCATATGAAATTCAAATAAAAACGCTGCAAGAATTTGAAAAACAAGTCTCCAAAGCAAACGACTTAGCTTCTCTTCGCGAGAAGATGAATAGTTTAGAAGACATTTCAGCGGAAACAGCCGAAAAAATAGCAGAAATAACAAGCCGAGACCTCGAGAATGCAGAAGATATCCTGCAAGCCAAGCGAGACATTATAAAACTTGTGCAAGAAGAAAGAGCACAAGCAGAACTGGTACAAAAAGCAAATTCAAAAACCGAAAAGTTTGTTGGAGGTATCGCTGGTAAACTTGGTATCGCAACTAAATTTTCTGAAACAGCAGTTGGTAGATTTGCTGAAATGGGATCTTTGCTACAGGAATCAGGCAAAGCAAGTGAAATTTTACAGAAAAATTTAGCAATGACTTTGAGTCCTGCTAATTTGGCCGCTTCTCTTTTAGAGAAGATGTATGAGTCTGTTATCGCTGTTGCTCTTGCTTTAGATACAGCAAACTCATCTTTCCAAAGAACAACAGGCTTCGCTCAAGATTTTAAAGGAACAATGACCGATGTTGCTCAAGCAGGG